AGAATTACTGGAGACCATTATTTCTTTTTAAATTATTATCAATTACCTGAAACTAATGTAAAGAAAGCTGGACAAGGTAGAGGACTTATATTTCCTATATTTGTTGATAAGCAATATGAATATTTTCATTACATAGAACTTGCACAAATATTAAAGAAGGATGTATTAAGTGTAAAGAGTCGTGCTGTTGGATTCTCTGAGATAGGTGCTTCTTTGTTAGTTAATAACTATACAACTAGAAGAAACACACACAATGTAGTAATTGCAGCGACTTAGAAATTCGTAGACGACTCCCTTAAGAAAGCTTGGTTACAATTAGAAAACTTAAATGCTGATACAGAAGGTGGTATGCGACATGTTCGTCAAAAGATAAATACAGCATATCACAAAAAAGCATCAAAGATTAATAAGCAACGTGAAGAGTTACCAAATTCTTGGAACTCTGATATTGAAGGACTTGTTATAGATGCTTCAAGTAAATTACGTGGTGATCGTATTGATTTACTTGTATTTGAAGAAGCTGGTTCTAATCCAATCTTAAAAGAGACTTATATTAAAGGAAACGCACTTGTTGAAGTTGGTGGAAATAAAATAGGTACTAGATTATGCTTTGGAACTGGTGGTGATATGAAATCAGTTGATCAACTTAGGGATATGTTCTATAACCCACTTGGTTATAATATATTACCATATAGACATAATAACTTTGATAGTGGTGAATATAAATTAACTGGTTTCTTTGTATCAGCTGCTGATTTTATCCTTAGAGATGATTTTATTGATAATAGAGGAGTTGTTGATAGGGATAGAGTTAAAGAAGAACGTATAAGAACAAGGAATAGATTATTAGGGGAACCTAAAGAGTTTAGACGTGAATGTTCTGAGCATTGCTTTACAGCAGAAGAGGCATTTGCTCTTGAAGGTGAAAATCAATTTGATTAGAACTTAATAGCGGAGTAGATGGCTCAAATACTTATGAATAAAGGTCCCCAAATTCAACATGGAACTCTCGAATATACTTTTAAAGATGGTAAAGTATCTGAAGAAATGATTAGTGGTGTAAAATTTGTACCACAAACCAATGGTAAGGTACACATCTTAGAAGTACCAAGAGAAGTTGAAGGATCTATTCCTAAAAACTTATATGTTGCTGGAATTGATGGTATTGATATGGGACAAGAAGATACTTCTAGTTCTACAAAGAATCCATCTGATTTCTGTGTAGTAATTTTAAGAAGAGCTTATGGTCTTAATCCTCCATAGATTGTAGCTTACTACAAAGATAGACCTGAAAAAATTAAACAAGCACACATAATGTGTTTACGACTTTTACAATGGTACAATGCGATGGCATGTCTTGAATCTACTCGTATATCATTATTACAATTCTTTAGAGAAAAGAAATGTGAGAACAGATATTTAATGAGAAGACCTAGGGCTTGCTTATCTGATATATAGTAGGGTAGAAGTCGATAGTTTGGTGCCCCATCTAATGAATCTACAATTAAACACGGATTAGATTTAATATCAGATTATGTAGATGAATACTGTGGAGAGATATGGTTTAAAGAGATTCTTGATGAATTATCTAGATATTCTTACGAAAATAAAACTAAATTTGATATCATAGCAGCTATGCAAATGGTATTCTTAGCAAATGAAGAATTAATGTTTGTTCAACCTAAAATGGAACCAGAGAAAGAAAAATTTGTAGACTTTGGTTATTGGAAAGATGAACGTGGAATTATTCATAAAGGTAGAATACCTAAGAAACAAGAATACCCAATGAAAGCTACTATAGATGTTGACAAAATAGATGTTGATTCATACTATGGATATGAAAGACTTAGAATCAGCAGTTAGGGATATTATTGAGGAAATATATAATAAAAAATATATTGGAAAATTAAAAGTCAGCAAGACTCCTAGAGGATTTAAATTAGATTTAGCCTTAGGGTTTGATGATACACCTCATACATACGCAATGGAAGGAAATGAAAAACAATTTCTTAAATTTGTAAAATGCGAGTTAATGCGAGCTGGTTGGAACGGTGTAGAATTTTCTGAATTACATAAAATATACTTTACACGTGGCTGCTGCGAGGAATGATGATTATATAATTGAACAAGTAGATAAAGCGATTAATGAATTAGTACATCACTAGTTTAAACTACAGAAAGCATATAACTATTACAACGGTAGAAGAGATGCAGAATAGTTTAGATACTTAGAAGATAATTTCGGTATAGGTAATCCAACTTCTGTAGAATTTACACCACTTATAAAAAAACATGTTGATGCTTTACTTGGTGAATACTTAGATGTGCCAACAATTGCTAAAGTATCTTGTAAAGATACTACTACACTATCAAACATTGATAGAGATAAACTACTTGAGATTAAAAAATAGCTTTTTAATTTGTATCAATAGGACCTACATAAACAAATACTCG